ATTGATTATAACACATCAACTGGTTCACTCAGTTCCGCTACCACATCTGCAATCGGAACCCTTCAGACTGTTGGATGGGATATCTCAATTAACTCAGTAATTCAATAACATAATGCCCGAAGAACTCGAACAGAATCAGCAGGACACGGGATGGTATTACTTCCTTGCTTCCCCAGCAGTATACCCAACTTTGAGGACATACGTTGACACGTCCCGAGGCTACCCCATTGGCGGAGCTAAAGCGGCGACCATTAACGGTCTACCTCCAGCCGACGAGTTAAAGATCGCCAATGACGGCAGCGGAAACTTGATGTTACAACTAGAGACATGGAGGGTATCTTCGGATGACCTTGCTGTCCTTACGCCTTACATTGCTGTGGGCGAAGTCTCAATTATCACCAAGGCCGAATGGGATGCCATACAACCTGTTGAGGAAGAAGAGATGGATGAATTTGAACAATTAGAAGACTAACATGACCGAAACCGCTCAACAAACCTACACCCGCCTTGAGGGGGATCGTTATCAATACCTTGACCGCGCACGGGCTTGCTCTAAGCTGACCCTTCCATACGTCATGCCCGAGGAAGGTTTCGGCCCACACAGTCGCCTTGATACTCCCTTCAGTGGTGTTGGTTCCCGTGGTGTTAACAATCTTTCATCGAAGCTCCTTCTTGCTCTTCTTCCACCTAATTCACCTTTCTTTCGCCTCCAGGCTGACCAGCGTAAGCTAGCCGAAGAGGAGACCCCACCGGAACTCTTGAGTGAGATCGAATCATCCCTGCAAGCCCTTGAAGGTTTGGTTATGGATGAGGTCAGCCTCGGAGCTTACAGGGTAACAATCCACGAAGCTCTCAAGCATCTCATCATCACCGGCAACGCCCTCCTTTATCTACCGGACAGCGGAGGTCTCCGTGTGTTCCACCTTGATAGGTTTGTTGTTGAGAGAGACCCGATGGGAAACCTCCTTAAGGTTGCCACAAAGGAAACCCTAGCGTTCTCTACGCTTCCCGAAGAAGTCCAAGCGGCTCTTGTCCAAGGAGACCCCAACCTCGATACCGCCGAAAGCAAACTTGATCTCTACACCTCATGCTGCCTGATCAAAGGATCGTGGCACATACGCCAAGACGTTAATGGGGTGAACATTCCTGGTGCTGGGGGTAAGGTTCCCAAGGATCGCAATCCGTTCATCCCCCTAAGACTTTCAAGGATTGACGGCGAGGCTTACGGTCGTGGTTTCGTTGAGGAATACCTCGGTGACATCCAGAGTCTTGAAGCGTTGACCAGAGCGATTGTCGAAGGATCAGCCGCAGCAGCTAAGGTGTTATTCCTTGTGAACCCCAACGGGACTACAAGGGCACGGACGCTTGCTGAAAGCCCCAACGGTGCGATTGTCCAAGGCAATGCTGCTGATGTTAACACTCTCCAGCTTGGTAAGTTCAACGACTTCCGCACGGCTCAAGTCACAGTAGAAGCCATCAAAGACCGTCTCGGTGGAGCCTTCCTGCTTACCTCCGGTGTGGTTCGACAGGCTGAACGTGTTACTGCCGAGGAGATCCGAATGCTTTCACAAGAGCTAGAGACTTCCCTTGGAGGAATGTATAGCCTTCTTGCCAGTGAGATGCAGTTGCCCCTGGTGAAACGGATAATGATGGTGATGCAAAAGAAGAAGACGCTTCCTAAGCTGCCTAAAGACCTCGTCAAGCCTGTGATTGTTACAGGTGTAGAGGCTCTTGGTCGTGGTAACGATCTCTCTAAGCTGGATCTATTCCTTGCTGGTGCTGCCCAAGTGGTAGGCCCACAGGCTATTGGACAATTTGTTAATGTTGAAGACTACTTCAAAAGACGTGCTACCGCCCTCGGCATCAAGACTGATGGACTCATCAAGAGTTCAGAGCAGATGCAACAGGAGGCTCAGATGGCACAGATGCAAGCTCTCAGTGAGAAGCTCGGCCCCGCTGGCATTAAAGCCTTGAACGATCAGGCGTTAGCGGGTAACATGCCGGAGGTTGAACCACTTGAATAGTAATGGAATCCGTAACATATAACGACCCAACACCAGAAGAGAACATCTCTTTGGAACAACAAGCAGCGATGCAGGAGGAGACTCAAAGCGACCAAGAGTCGCATCAGCAGACGCTACAACAACCCGAGGAAACCCCGGAACGCCCTGAGTGGCTCCCTGAGAAGTTTGATACCCCAGAGTCAATGGCAGAAGCCTACGGACAACTGGAGCAACGCTTCCATGAGAATAATAACACCACCACCCCCGACGAACAACCCGAAGACACCGAAGCGACCCCCGCAATGGGAGAAGCCGTGACAGCAGCCTCTGACGAATACTACGAGACTGGGACGTTATCTGACAACGCTTACCAGAGTCTTGAAGAAGCTGGATTGAGCAGGGATGTTGTTGATACATATGTCCAAGGTTTCGAAGCACTTCAATCCCGTCAACAAGAGTCTCTTCAAGCGGAGATTGGTGGATCAGATAATTATGACGCTATGTCCGAATGGGCATCCACTGCTCTCACTGACCAAGAACAACAGGTCTACAACAACACCGTAGAGAGTGGTGACCGGGATGCCGCTGCGATGGCGATACGTGGTCTTTATGCTCGCTATGTGGCTGACGGAGGAGATCCTGTATCACTTGTCCAAGGAGGCACTGCGGGTAACTCAATGGCGGTTCCCTTTGGATCTAGCTACGAGATGACTCAATCTATGTCAGACCCTCGCTACGAAAACGACGAAGGTTTCCGTAAAAGTGTTGAAGCTCGCATTGCCGTTACCCCATAACCACCACAACAATATGTCTAACATTATTACCTACATCCTGGAGAACTCTACAGAAATCATCGGGATTGCTACCGCCATTGTCACTGCTGCCAGTGCTATAGCTGCGTTAACACCTACACCCACAGATGACACTTGGGTTGGCAAGGCGTATCGCATCGTGGATTGGCTTGCGCTTAACATCGGGCGAGCTAAGGACTAACACTTATAGCCGTGAAGTTGTCTCTACTACTCATAAAACTACTTATCTCATTCCCCAAAGTAGCAGAGGCGCTTCGCGGTCTTTTAGATAGCTATGAAGAAGAGTTATATCGTCGCCGGCATAGCGACATGCGGGATGTTATTGATGACTGGATGCGCTCCGACTCTTCGTCCGACAAAGCTCCCCTACTTTTTAGAGAAGCTAAATCAACATCAATTCAGTCTCGAAGAGAAAAGAACATTGGGAGAGATACTTCACTACATCAACGACCTAGAGAACAATGCCCAGCAAACGCAAAGGACTGTCCCTTAGAAAAGAACACAAGTCCGATAAAGGAGGACTGACTGAGAAAGGGAGAAAATACTACAACCAAAAGACAGGTAGTAATCTTAAACGACCGCAACCAAAGGGAGGCCCAAGGAAGCGGTCTTTTTGTGCGCGGATGTCAGGCGTTAAAGGCCCGATGAAGGACTCTAAAGGTCGCCCCACCAGGAAAGCCTTGGCACTCAGAAGGTGGAAGTGCTGATAATTTTTAACAATAACAACAACAACTAAAATGCCCAAAGTAGGAAAGAAGAAATACCCGTATACCGCCGAAGGAAAGCAAGCAGCAAAGAAGGCAGCTAAACGCTCTGGATTGAAGCTGAAGAAGACCAAGGGTGGTTGAAAGTAATGTTGTTATTTAATTCAAGTTCTGAATACCACCACAATGGCTAAGATATGCCCCAAAGGAATCTCATGGGCAAAGCGCACGTTCGACAAGTATCCTAGTGCTTACGCTAACATGGCAGCTTCCAAGTATTGCAAAGACCCGAACTACGGGAAAGGCAGTAAGAAGAAGTCGAAGTTAACAATTAAAAAGAAGAAGAACCGTGGGTGAGTTAGCTAAATGGAGAAACCAACATTGGGTTCGTATTGGAACCGATGGAAAGATCAAAGGCGAATGCGGCACATCAAAGAACAAAAAGAACCCAGACAGATGTCTTCCATTATCGAAAGCGAGATCCCTAAGCATCCCCCAACGTGCGGCGACTGCGAAGAAGAAGAAACGTGCTGGCGCAAAAGGGAAGCAATTTGTTGCCAACACCCCGAGTGCCCGTGTGAAACGGAAGAAGCAAGCGTAGGGGACATCGTTCAAATATACTTTTTAGACCACGCGCAAGACAGCGCAGATGGCCCAATTCTATGCACCGTCTATGGTTGTGTTAAAGACCAAGGCGAGCATTACATCACAGTCGCTTCGTGGCAAACCCACGTAGATGACTTTGAAGATACAACTTTCACCATTGTTACAAGCTGCATTACTAGCTTGGTGGTGTTAAAACAACAACCGTCATCATAACGATAGACTCCGTAACGAGGCCGAAGATGAGACCCACCGAGGTGGACAATCAATAACTCTGAACCCGACCACTGGATACATCTGATTGAGGACACCCTTAAACCAAAAACAAAAATAGAAACCATA